CACAATATCTTGGTCAACTATCTACATACGGATATTCACTTAGTATAATACGTGTGCTCATTGATACTGATACCAAAGGTGACGATACTACCAAAGGTGACGATACTACCAAAGGTGACGATACTACCAAAGGTGACGATACTACCAAAGGTGACGATACTACCAAAGGTGACGAGACTACTGAAAAAACTTATGATGAACAAATACAGTTTAAAGGAGTTTATTTACCAAATCTGGAAAAATTTTATATCGGGGACGACATTGTTAAAAAAAATATATACAGTTGTGATTTCGTTACAAATACTATTGGAAATAAAATATACGTTTTGTACAGGAATATCATTGCAGTATACGATTATGATGGTGAATTGATTAAACATAATTTGTTTAAAGAATCAGATTTATTGAGTAAATATTATAATGATTTGCATTTGTATCACATTGAATCGAAACATTTGATAATTATATCGGCAATGACAAATAACTATTATACAGCTGACAAAAATAAACCTGATACACGTATACTTATATTTATAGATGATAATAGTTTAGAAATGGTGGGAAAACATTACATTAATGAACAATGTATTTACATCGAAGCGTGTGATAATACAAACGAAATAACAAATATTTTATTACAAACAAAAAATTGATAAAATAATATATCTGTTATGATCAATATATTTTGACCTATAACATCTTCAGTTAGTACCCTGAATTAAATTAGCTTTAGTTATTTTAAAATAAACCAACAAGATAATGAGAACTTTGTCTAAAATTATTCTTTTTTTGGTTTTTTTGATTTACATTTTTGGTGCACCTATTTGGGTGTCACTTTACGTGCAATCCTTGGGATATCTTGTTAATCGTCAAGTTCTCGGAGAGTCTGGAATTATCACCGATTACAACGGTAACTGGCTTCGTCACATCAATGACGATTACCAACCCACACAATTCGAGGATATATTGGGTGGTATGGGAATTGCGCCAATTTTCATATTTTTTCCTCCCATGGCGATTATGTTCTCGATTGTTCCAATTCCGGCAACATATTATTTTTTTATTCACATTTACCAAGTAGGGTTTAACTAGCAAAATACATAAAAAAAATAGAATTATAAAATTCCAAGGTTAATTAATACTTGTTCGCATTCATTAAGCGTTTCATAAAATTCATCAATATACACGTCATTTTTTAATCTATCATGCCCAACTGAGAAAACACTACATAATTCACGATGATGATAAAATTTGGAGAAATCTACTTCAAATAAGATAACATTATCAGTTTCATAATATATTGTCAAATCATTTATGTTGTTTGAAGAATCGCTATATGCAAATGTATGAATAATTAAATTTCCTTTATCCGTTGGAATGATTACATCGTAGTGACACAATCTAGGATCATCAGGTTGAAACTTTACTTTACAAGTTTTACCATGTTTATTAATCATTTTTGCCAATTCGTTATGGTATGAATATTGAGATGTATTGCGTGCCATATTATTATCAACTTGATAGTCAGCGATAATAGGATTGATATGCCAGTTATTAGTATTTGTATGAAGTTGTGCATCAACATGTGCATTCGTATTGTTAACATGTCCTGTTCCAACAAAATTATTGTTTTGTGATCCAGTTCCAGTCAAGTATATATCACCGTCGCCATATGTAATCCAGCTCATTAAACCACTCATAGAAATTATTTAGTTATTTATGTAATTAAATCTATGATGATTTTGCGCGTTGTAACAATATATATCAACTTTTATTTATTTTTATTTATTGAATCTCCTATGCAATGTTTCTAATTTTTGAAAATCAACGTACTCGCTATACAATACATCACATCTCTTACAAATATAAATCACGTTACAAACAGAACATTTTTCTTTATCATTAAGTATGTATCGCGTCTCATAGTGGTTTAAGTGAGTCAAACAATTAGTACATGAATGAAATATTTGTCCGGTCGATAGCGTCCAAGTAAAAAATATTCGTTTATATGATTCCATTTACGGTTTTTATTAATTGTGCGATAACATTAAATAAATATTTATAATTCAATTTTAAAAATTTGATTTATTTTTTATTTGTCATATATTAATTAAAAACATATGATAAAATCCATTCTATGAGAAAAATTATTAATATATTTAAACATAATAGATATTTCGAACCCAAATGGTATTCAGAAAAAGAAGCTAAAAAATATCTATGGAATATAATAATGGTATCACGCAATTTAAAAAACGACAGCTTATTAATTGATATATATAGAAGATATCCAAACATATTTTCAGATGAAGTTATGAGGAGATATTACGCGTATATAAGTTCAGATTTTTGCACCAAACGTCGGGATGGATTAATAAAAGATTACAAAACACTGCATACAGAAAAAATAAAAAAAATGATTGATAATAATGAGGATATTATAGCAGAAAGTTATAAGATCGATACGACGAATACTGTAGGCAATTACTATAATATACTTTACGAAACATTGATAAATAATTTTGATAAAACTTTTATAAAAGAATTTATCAAAAAAAATAAATTTAAAGAATTTAGTTATATTTTGGTTAGAACTGAAAATTGTACACAAAAATACATGAATATATTTAAAACAATTGAGTTCAATGACAGCGAGTTAATATATAATATTTTGTGGGCTATGTATCATTACTATCAGAAAAATTATATCAGTTACAGAAATTACAATACAGAATATGACGACTTTTATAATGAATTATGCAAGTTTTTGATTCAAAAGAAATTACTCACAAATAATATCAAATTTCAAATGTATCTCTTAAAAGTCCCAGATTTTATGTTTCATAGAATAACATTTGTTGGTCCTGATCCTGATTATATTCATGTTAATATCGATCCAAGTTGTACAGATGACACAATTATTACTTAAATTAACGGCAAAAATAAATTTGATCATATGACAGTATTACATCTATATTTCACATCAATTATTTAAATTTATCATCATAATTTTATATTTAAAATGTGTAATTATTTAGTTTAAAACAGAAACGTTTGTGTTAAAAATTTTTTCTATATTTTTTTTGATTTTATTTTTTCGCTCCCCCTCCCTCTAGTATTTTTATGGAAATGTATATCACGCCGTTAAAAATAATTGCATGTTGTTAGTTATTGTGAATTATTATAAATAATTGCGAATTATTGCGAATTATTTATTTAAAAATAAGATATATAATAATACTCATTAATGTCAGTTTACATCGTAAATTCAAAAGGTACAAACAATTACAAAATCGGATATAGTAGTAACGTCGAATCAAGAATCAAACAATTACAAACATCCAATGCATGTGAAATTATTTTAATCGAAAAATATGATTGTAAAGATGCTTATACATTGGAGGCACGCATACATAACCATGGAAAATTATTCAAAAATAAAAAGAAAGGCGAATGGTATGAATTAACAGAAGAAGAATTATTCAAATGCCAGGAACTGGTAGAAGAATTAAGAAAAGAAGTAAATAAAAAAATAGAAGAAAATACATGCAAAGAATGTGGGTATTGGTCATACAAAAATGATGATTTTAGAAAACATAATGATAGACATAAAATTGAGAAAAACGGTACTGGTAATAAAAATAAAAATAATAGAGTTGAATATAAATGTAATAAATGCAATAGAATATTTAATAGAAAACAGAGTTTTGATATACATAATAAGAGAAAATTCAATTGTATAAATGATATCCGAAAAGAGCCAGAAAATATCCAAAAAGAGCCAGAAAATATCCGGGAGGATGATGAAGAAGGCATGATACAGTGTAACTACTGCAAAAAGGTATTCACTCTACGTAATTCGTTAAATAGACATCTGAAAGACAGATGTAGAATAAAACAAGATGATACAAATAAAAAAGAAGAAATATATCAATTATTATTAAAGCAAATGGAAGATAATAAAAAACAACTACAGAAACTGGAAGAAACCAATAAATTGCAAATACAAAGGTTAGAAGAAAATCAAAAATATTTAATGGAAGAAAATAAAGAATTAAAAAAAGAAATTGCAAAAAATAACAATATGAGACACAATACAAATAATACTAATAACGGTACAGTAAACAATATCGACAATCAAACCAATACAAACAATCAACAAAACAATATTAAAAACTTGCATATTAATTTAATTGCTCATGGCAAGGAAGATCTTTCATTTATTACCGAAGAATATCTAAAGAAATTATTTTATAAAGGATTCAAATCCATTGAAAACCTTACCGAGATAGTCCACTTTGATAAGAACAGACCAGAAAATCACAATATTTATATTTCAAATATCAAAGATAGTTATATAATGAAATATGATGGTAATGATTGGAAATTAATGAATAGAGAAAACTGTTTGCAGGATATGTACGAAGACAAGAGTGATTATTTAGTTGAAAAATTCGAAGAGTTACAACCTAAATTAGATGAACAAACCATCAAACGATTCAGTAATTTTTTAAATAGAAAGGACGATGACAAAATAATAGAACAAACGAAGAAAGAAATCAAATTGATTCTATATAACAATCGTAAAATTCCAGAAGAGACAAGGCGACTACTTAGATTGAATGATGAGCCTATATTGGAACAGTTGTGTTGATCAATAAACAAATCAAATATCGGTAAAAATAATGACAAATAAATCGATCTCAATAAACGAAATTTATCAGTTACTGTTAACGATTATACAAATATCGACCTCAATTTATTATTTTCATTATTCACAACAATATTTGAGCGCGTTATCAAGGCGATGAGCTAAAGTAAATCGTTTAATTCAAATAATGTATCATCTTTTAATCCTTCTTTTTTTAAAGAAATAACTGTATTTTCAAGATACTCTTTCGTCGTTCCACATTCTCCTTTTGCTTGCATTATTATTTTTATTTTTTCATCATCAGTTAAATATTTTGCATACTGTTCATGATCATTTTTTGATACAAAACATAGGGTACTCACCACATTACCTTCATTTATTAGTTCAACATCTAAATTAACTACATTATAACACTCGCTCGGAGAATTTTCTCTCAAACATAATGATGTAAATATTTCATCACAATTTGAATCACATATTTTATAAACGACACCTTCACAATAACTGCCCTCTTTATTGACTAAGCCGAGTACCAATCCAGGATTATCTTTTGTTCCACGTGCTCTCCATGAATACATACAAAGTTGTCTCTCATAGTCACGTAAAATTGCAGGGGATTTTAACAAATAATTAAAACAAGGATTCCAAATCAATGATCCGTAAGCAAAAATATAACTAGTTTGCATGATTAATCACATCGATAATACAACAATATTTTAAATTGAATCAAATATTAAAATAAATTTCAACTTTTAAAAATTGATAATTCATTTATTAAAGCATCATATTTTACATTAATTTTAATTACAAATAATCTATATCAGAAACCCAAATTCAAATGTATAATTCGAATTTGTTAGGAACAATTGATACAAACAATGAAGAACAATATAAAAGAACAAAAAGTAAAAAAAGAAGTGAGGCAACTGATCTAATTAAATCGCTATACGGTTCTGGTTATTGTGAATTGACATCTTCCGGTATTAATGCAATTTATGTTACGTTTAAAGCGATATTTACTTTGTTGAAAAATCAAAATCAAAATCAAAATCAAAATATTACTATTTTTGTCTCTGATGAAGTATTTTCTGGAACAAGAACATATATTTTTAAAAAACTATTCAAAGATTATGCAGACAACATTAATATCATTTATTTCGATGTCACGAATAAGCCTGTTCTGATCAAAAATATAATAAAATATAGAGACACAATTAAATGTATATTTATGGAATCTGTATCCAATCCTAATGGAAAAATGATTGATTGGAATATATTTAATGAATACAAAGAAATATTAAAACAAACTTATGTTATTGTCGATAATACATTTTTATCACCTAAACTTTTTAATCCATTTTCGTACGGTGCGAACATTGTAATTGACTCTGGATCAAAATATTTAAGTGATACGAAATGTATTTCTGGAGTGATAAACATAAAAATGGGTGATGATTTAGTCGAGTTATATGACGAAATCGATAATCAGATTAATTATATGGGAATACACTTTCCTGATATATATGCTGATTTAATAATTCAGGGAATAGTATCTCTTGAAAATCGAGTCATTAAGGCGCACGAAAGAACAGTTCATGTGATTAATGTAATAAAGGAAATCAGTGACAAATATGATATTAATGTTATAAATCATACAAGCTTACAAAATGTCAATTACACAAACTATATCAAAAGATTATATCCTGTTGTCAATGTGCATTGCAAATCTAATTTTTTTAAAGAAATTACCGATAAAGTTCTTGTGAAAGATTTGTATGAATTAATAGATAAGGTAATTAAATCGTCTAAATTCGAATTGAAGACATCATTCGGACATAAACATGATTCTATAGACAATTACTACAAAATAAATAGAGATGGTATTTGGCTCAGATTTGCTATCGGATACGAGGAGACAGAATATGATTTCAAAAATAAAATATGCGGATTGTTTGATTCATTTAATTTATTAAAATATTAAATTAAAAATTAAAAATAAAAAATTGAAATAAAATTTATCATATAGTGTTTAACTAAATTACATCATTTATTTTATTTGAAATAACAAATTTAATAACATGAATATATTTGATGACGACGTTGTGTCCAATAAAGTAGAAACAACAGATAAACAAATGGTTATTAGATTCTATGATATCGAAGTTGTTAAAAATTTAATAAACATATTATCACAATTTTTGTGCGATATAAGCATTAAATTTATTAAAATTAATAACTCGAATGAAGTTGCTTTAAAAATAGATAGGATAACAGAAAATAAAAACGTGTTAATCAAGGTAAATATTAAAACGTGCAATTTATTAGAATATTTTTGCGATAGTAATTTTGTGATCGGAATTGATTTGCTTGAGTTAAAAAGGAAACTAAGTGAAGTCGATAAAAATGATAATACATTAACATTATCAATCGAAAAAAATAATTTAAATGAACTGTCATATTGCAACGGAAAACATATAGAAAAAATTAAATTAATCGAATTAGATTATAAACCTGCCACAATGAACTCAAATTACGATACAGTTATTAGAATGAAATCAGAAGAGTTCAAAGAAATGTGCGAGTTGATGAGACCGTGGAAT